GCTCCCATGCTGTTGCTTACTCTATGCTTAGTTATTATACTGCTTGGCTTAAGTTTTATTATCCACTTGAATTCATGTTTTCAATTCTTAAAAACGAAAACGATAAAGATGCTAGGACTGAATACTTAATCGAAGCTAAGCGTCTAGGACTCAAGGTTCTGCTTCCCCACATTAATGAATCTGATCTTGATTTCTCACTTCAAGAAAATGCAATCCGTTTTGGATTATCTGAAGTTAAGTTTATATCTGATAATATTGCAAATAAGATTATTGATAGTAGACCGTACACCAACTACGATCACTTTATTTCTATTGCTTCCGCTAAAGGAAGCGGTATGAATAGTAGGGCAATCAGTTCACTCAATGCAATTGGTGCAGCGGCATTTAAAGATAATCCTAGAAGCGGTAATGAAAAAGATAATTATTATGAGTATCTTGGTATACCTACATTTAACTTAGAAGGGATTCCACCAAGGGTTAAAGCTCAGGCTAGACCAATTGAAGAGTTTGATGACCTAGGTTCGTTTGTTATGTTTGGAATGGTAAAAGGAATTAAACGTGGTTCTGGCTGGGCAAGAGTAGAGATAGTAGACGAGACTGGTTCAATAGGACTATTTCATAATGAGCAGACACAAATTGAAGTAGGCCAAATGTATTTCATCCTTGTCGGAGATAATAGAATTGCAAGATATATAAAGGTGTCTGATATAGATCCATCATCAAATGATATGTTTGTTGACTACCTATACCGCAAAGAATATGATTTAGAAGAAGATGAGTATATCGTTGTAAACTTTACCCCATATGTAACAAAAGCAGGCAAAACTATGAGCCACATAGTGTTGTCAAATAGAAATAAAGAGTTGACAAGAGCAATTGCTTTTCCAACTATGTATAAGATGACCCTTGCAAAAATGCGTGAGGGAATGAAGTGTAGGGTTGTTCTATCAAAATTAGACGATGGAACTATGAATGTAAAGGAAATCAAATGAGTGATGCAAAAATAGAAGATGTTTATGCACAGCTAAATATTGCTAAGATACTTGTTGCCGCAATTGAAAGTCTTGGAGAAATTTCTCTACCAGTTCAAAACTTTTTAAAGGCAGCCAATGAAGACAAAGAATTACAAGTAGATTATAATGAAGCTGATCAAACATTTACATTTAAGCTTAAGCAAAAAGATTAATTAAAATGGGCTTCACAGCCCCCAATTTAAATGGTATACTACTATAGAGAAGAAAGAAGAATAAAATGGCAGATCATGATATTGTGTATGAGGGCGGATATAAGATTTCACCAGAAGACGCTTTAATAAACGAAAAAATTGCTGATCAATTAGCTGGAACAAATACTTTAGTGGCTATACTAGAGCACTATGGGAAATTGACCGTACCAAGAAAAAATTTAATGGAGTTAATAGAAGTAGATCAGGTATGGCCAAATGATTTTATTTATAATCACGGCTCAGCGATGGCAGTAACATACAATCCAAACACTGACGAAATGGGTTTTGAGTTAAGATATTTAATGGATGGAGACATACCTGCAGACATCGTGTCTTGGTGCTGCACAAGAAATCAAACTAAGGTGGGATTTATCGATCATGATAGTCCTATATACAAACACTAATGATATCAATAGACACTATTTTATCTAAGCTTGATCCTAAAACACGTGCTAGAGTTCAGTCTGCACAAAATGTTCAGGTGTCAAAACAGCTAACTCCCAGCATAGGATTAAATGTTGCGCTAAAAGGCGGACTAGGTTACGGAAGACAAGTCCTAGTATGGGGCAATAAGTCTGCTGGTAAGTCTTCTTTTTGTTTGCAGATGATAGCACTAGCTCAGCAAGAAGGAAAAACATGTGCTTGGATTGATGCTGAATCTTCTTATGATCAGAGTTGGGCAGAACGGCTTGGAGTAGATTCATCTTCTCTTATTTATTCTCAGGCTAAAACAGTTAATGATATGGTTGATGTTGGAGTAAAGCTTATGGAAGCTGGAGTTGATGTTATTGTTGTTGATTCAATTTCTGCTTTGCTTCCTGGCATATATTTTGAAAAAGATGGAAATGAAATGAAGGATTTGCAAGATACTAAGCAAATCGGCGCAGAAGCAAAGGATATGACTCACGCAGTCAAAATGTTAAATTATGCAAACAAAAATACACTACTGGTTCTCATCTCACAGCAAAGAAATCAATTTGGATCTATGCATGCCTCCCACATTCCGACAGGAGGAATGGCAGTTAAGTTCTTCTCTTCCACAGTCATTAAACTATGGTCTTCGGAGGCTGAAGCTAATGCTATTAAAGCAGGCGTTGCGGTTGGTGACAAAATCATTGAACAAAGAGTTGGCAGGCCAGTCAATTGGATTATTGATTACAACAAGCTCGGCCCCCCTAATCTTTCAGGACAATACGATTTCTACTACCAAGGAGATCATATAGGAGTAGATAAAGTTGGCGAGTCGCTTGATGTTGCAGAGATGTATGGATTAATTGAAAAAGGTGGCGCTTGGTATACCATTAATGGAGAGCGTTTTCAAGGAAGAGCAAAAGCTGTTTCATATCTCAGAGATAACCCAGAAGTATCTGCATCTTTAATTGGTGAGATTAATGCCAGATCTTAATGAATTTTTAAACAAGTCTACTGCTGAAGATGTATCCGTTGATGGAGAAATTATAGAGCAGATGCGCCCTTGTTCAAAGTGCGATTTGTATGTCGAATCTTATATTTTTAATAGCCAGACTATGGAGATGAGATGGACATGCAAAGACGGTCACGAGACAAGGTATAGTGTCGGGTAATGTCAGAAAGATCAGAAGTTAAAAGAGACGGAGCCAAAGCACAGAAAAACTCTGGGCGTGGGGACTATCAAAAGGGTGATGCCCAATGGAATAAATTTTTAGTAGACTACAAAGAAGCAGGATCATCGTTCACTTTAAATAAAGACAACTGGGCAAAGATATGCACAGATACATTTAAGGTAAACAGAGATATGCATCCGCTGCTAAAAATAATAATTGGCAAAGATTCAAAGGTAAGGCTTGGTATAATAGAGTGGTCAGTGTTAGAAGAATTAATAGAATTTTGGGAGAAAAATTATGACTCAGTACAATAAAACAACAATAATGCCATTCGTAGTTTTGTATCGTGGTCTTTTTGATAATGCACCAGAAATACTGCAAATGCTAAAAGACTCAAATACATCAAGTATTCTTCAGGAATGGGAACCGTGGTATGAGCTAGGTCTAAGAACAAGGCTAGAGCCACACAGAGGAAACCCACTATCAGAAATTGAAAAGCATCAACTTAAATTACAAAAGTATATCTATACAAATTTAATATCTGCCTATAAAGATTATGTAGAAGACTGGACTAAACCAGAAATTATTAAAAAGTATATCAATCCTAATAGATCTTTTTATGAAGATTGGAAATATGTATTCGGAGAGTTTGTAACGGATTGGTCAGGATTTGATAATATACCTAACCAGTCAGATGAAGATTGCTGGATTAAGGGAGCAGTAGAAATATTAAAACACGATCATACTGTTGGCAAAGGACTGGAACTTGCAATTGGATATCATCTAGATGCCTTTAACTCAAAGGATGCTGCTGGCCCAAAATCAATTATTACTGGAACAGTGTATTTAAATGATGAATACGAAGGCGGAGAGATATCATTTTTAAATGAGTTTGACAGTAGTATTATTACATATAAGCCAAAACAAGGAGACCTTATAGTATTCCCTTCAGCAAAACCATTTTTTCATGCTGCTCAAAAAGTTTATGGGGCAGATAAATATCTTATAAGAAACTTTTTATTGTGGCAACACTCAGGATCAGATAGATACAAAGAGGGACAAAAAAAGTTTGGTAAAGAACAATGGGAGACAATGCAAGATCTTATTAGAGAAACTGAAGATCTTTTAGGGCTATACCAAAAAGATGTTTATCTGCCAGGTACTTCAGTTTATGATAGGCCACATGGAAACGGAATACCGTTTTTCCCTAAAACAGTAGAAGTTTGGGAAGATAATAAGTGATTGAAAACTATATAATCGTATCTTCTATCACCTTTTTAATTGGTTTGTCCTTGGGATACGGCCTCGGACTTTTTGTTGACAAGATAGATAAGAGGATTAAAAATGGCAGAGGATAAAAATACTTTAGAGCTTATTAGCGATATTACAGAGTTCAATGACCTGCATGAGTTTATGCAAGACGAGCATTTAGATAAAGCTCTTTCTATAGTAGTTAAGCTACTCATGAACCCAGATGTGCCTTCTGCAAAAGCACCTTATCTTATTATGGAACTACAGGCAATGTCAACTAAATTTGCAGTTCTTGCTTCTGTATACTCTACGATTGCTAAAGATAAGGCTGGTACAGCCAATAACAATAAGAAAAATATTTACTATTCAGTAAAAGAGTCCATAGACAAACTTGTAGATGCACTTAAGTATGTAGTTAGATATAACTCATGAAGAAGATTTGGGCTTTGGCTGTATTAATAGCAACAGCAATTTTTTCAGGCTTAGCATTATCTAGATTTTTAAAATGGGCTGGAAAGCAAGAGATTTTTGACTTTGACCTAAATGAGGACATTGATTATGAAGAATTGGATAAAATTTAGTGGCCAGAGATATTGTAAAAAATCTTAAGTTTAAAAAGCACACTGGTAATTTTTTTGATCCAGAAAAATTTGCTAAGCTGCTTGATGAATCCTACAGAAATACAAAGCGTCCAGATGGAGATACAACAAAAAAATCATTTAGCCCAAGCTCTCTAGGATACGGGCATGGCACCTGTCCGAGATATTGGTATATGGCATTTACTGGCGCAGTCTTCATTGATGATAACGATGCGGTTGCTGTAGCCAATATGGCTCAGGGAACGCAAGCACACGAAAGACTACAAAACCTTATTAAGACTATGCCTGAGTGGAGGGCGGAAGAAGAAGAAATTATTAATGAGTATCCACCTATCCGTGGCTTTATAGATTTAATTATGGAGTATGATGGTGAGACAGTTATTGGTGAAATTAAAACTGCAAAGCAAGAAGTATGGGATACTAGACAGGCTGAAATGAAGTCTTCTCCAAACCATATGCTACAGCTACTCACTTATATGAAATTAAAGAATGCCAAAGAAGGGTTCTTTTTATATGAAAATAAAAATACCCAAGAAGTATTAATTATTCCAATCTCTATGAACGAGAAGAATAAAGAAATTATTGAAAATGCTTTTAAGTGGATGGAAGAAGTATGGGATAATTTTAATAATGGCGATCTACCTACAAGGCCACAAGATGCAACAAAATATAAACTGCCCTGCACTTATTGTCCAGTTAAAAAAGAATGCTGGGCAAAAGGCTCTGATCCTGGCTCGGTAGACATTCCCTTGATGAAGGTTTTTAAATAGTGATTTGTTTAAATAGTAAATGCGGAAAAGAATTTAATGCCAAAACGCATAATCAAAAATATTGTTCAGACGAGTGTTGTCGCCTTGCAACAAATAAAAGAATCATGGAAAAGTATTACGAAAAGAAAGCAATTAAAAACGGTGCTCCAAGAAAATGCAAAACTTGTGCTAGTTTTTTAAGTAGATACAATTCAGAAGCAGTGTGTGCTAAATGCATAAAATCTAAACACATAAAGGATAAAAACGATTTGATGGGAATCCTAGATGACATTGGCTAGTTTAGTAAAAACAAAGGCTTCCAAGGTTTTAGGTATAGACGCATCTACAAGCTCAATAGCTTTTTGCCTAATGGAAAATGATGTGCCATTAAAGTGGGGCAAAATTAATTTAGTTGGCAACGATATATATGAAAAAATTTATAATGCTAAAGTTAATATGAGCGCAATGCTAGGCGAACTAAGTGCCGATTATATTGCAGTAGAAGGCGCCGTACTTGTCAGATCACCTGATGCTGTGATAAAATTGTCTTATGTCTATGGAGTTGTTATTGCTGAGCTTATGTCTACTGGGGCTAAGGTTATTACTATTAGCCCATCCTCGTGGCAGGCGTACATTGGCAACAAAAATCCGACAAAGGATGAAAAGTCTGGAATAAGGCTGGCTAATCCAGGATACGCAGACTCCTGGTATAAAAATCAATTAAGAAATATGAGGAAGCAAAGAACTGCTGACTACTTTAATAGGAAGTACAATTTAAATGTGGTGGATTTTGACGTTGCAGATAGCTTTGGTATTGCACATTACGCTAACAAAGTATTAACACAACGATGAAGCTATATCAAGACAAAGGCTGGCTTTATAATAGATATATTATTCAAAAAAAGACTATAGTTGAAATATCAAAAGAATGTAACGTATCGGCTATGACCATACAGAGATATATAGAGAAATTTGGTATAAAGGTCAAGCGTTAATTGACATTTTGGTTGACTAGAAGTATAATAATTTAATGACAGAAATAGAGCCATCCATCCACTTTGACAAGATGAATAAAGTTGTTTCGGAGTTATTAAAGGGCAATTCGGCTACCCAGATTGCTACAATAACTGGCATGGCTAGAAAAGATGTCTTAGAGTATATTGATGAGTGGAAGGCTGTGGTCCATAACGATACTAATGTTAGAGACCGTGCAAGAGAAGCTCTTATGGGGGCTGATCAACACTACGACATACTAATTAAAGAAGCTTGGAAAACCGTAGAAGACGCAGACACACAGGGCCAACTTAACGTAAAATCTGGAACCTTAAAACTAATTGCAGATATTGAGGGCAAAAGAATTGCAATGTTGCAGGCAGTAGGTGTTTTAGAGAACAACGAGATGGCCTCACAAATATTAGAAAATGAAAAAAAGCAAGAGATGCTTGTTAGTATATTAAAAGAAGTTACCTCTAACTGCAACCACTGCAAGATAGAGGTTGCCAAAAGATTATCTCAGATCACTGGGATTGTAGAGCCTATCATTATTTCTCAAGAGGCTTAAATGTCATTAGACTTTTCAGAATTTATAGAAATCCTTGACGGAGAAGAGTTTGAGGAAAAGCCAGTAGACCTACAGACTTTTGTAACTAGCCCCGACTATCTTGGCCTGCCTCCGCTTTCAGAAAATCAGTATACTCTTATAGAAAGAAGCTCCCAGATATATAAGGAGTCTACTTTAATAAAGTTGTATGGCGAAGAGCTTGGCAAAAAACTATTTAAGCAAACCTGTGTTGAAGTTATTGCACAGTTAGGAAAAGGATCTGGCAAAGACTACTCGTCAACAATTGCAGTTGCATATATAGTACATTTACTATTATGTCTAAAAGACCCAGCGGCCTATTATGGTAAGCCACCCAGAGATGCAATTGATATTTTAAATATTGCAATAAACTCACAACAAGCAAACAATGTTTTCTTTAAGGGATTCAAGATGAGAATTGAAGTTTCCCCATGGTTTGCTGGGAAATATACCGACAAGGCATCAGAAATTAAATTTGATAAATCAATTACAGTTCATTCAGGCCACTCAGAAAGAGAAGCTTGGGAAGGGTACAACGTTCTAGTAGTGATACTTGACGAGATATCAGGCTTTGCAACAGAAAATACTAGCGGTCACGATCAAGCAAAAACAGCAGACGCCATATACGATATGTATAGAGCTTCGGTTGACTCTCGTTTTCCAGATGTAGGTAAAGTTATTTTACTATCTTTCCCACGCTTCAAAAATGACCCTATACAAAAATTTTATGAATCAGTAATAGCGGAAAAAGAAACAATTATTAGAACAGAAATATTGAAGCTGGATCAAGATTTGCCAGACGGCACAGAAGGCAATGAGTTTGAGGTGGCATGGGAAGAAGATCATATAGTTTCTTATGTTTATCCCAGAGTGTTTGCACTTAAGAGACCAACATGGGAAGTAAATCCAACAAAAAAAATAACAGATTTTACTGTTGCTTTTCATAAGAATGCGCCAGATGCACTTGGTAGATTTGCTTGTATGCCATCAGATGCTGTAGATGCATTTTTTAAGTCTAGAGAAAAAATTGAGAAGGCTTTTAACCAAGCTAGCTTAGCCGTAGATAAATTTGGAAGACTTGAAGATTGGTTTAAGCCAGATCTAGAAAAAGATTATTTTATACATGTAGACTTAGCCCAGAAGCACGACCATTGTGCAGTAGCTATGGGACATGTTAATAAGTGGGTAGAGGTAAAAGTTACAGATACCTACTCCCAGCCAGCCCCTATTGTAGAAATTGATGCAGTTAGATTTTGGACACCAACCCCAGATAAATCTGTTGATTTTACTGAAGTAAAAGACTACATCCTTGCACTAAGAACTAGAGGGTTTAACATTAAGATGTGTACTTTTGACAGATGGAACTCTCACGATATGATGCAACAACTAAAACAATATGGCATCAATACAGAGATTCTGTCTGTCGCTAAAAAACATTATGACGATATGGCTATGGTAATTTTAGAAGAAAGACTATCTGGTCCACACATACCCTTGCTTATAGATGAGTTGCTTCAGTTGAGAATTATGAGAGACAAGGTTGATCACCCAAGAAAAGGTTCAAAGGATTTAGCAGATGCTGTATGCGGAGCAGTATATAATTCAATTAGTAGAACCAGAATGCGTAGAGACGAAGAAATAAAAATTCATGACTATGAATCTATGAGCTATGACAATGATTTTGGAGTCAGCGATGGCGAAGTAGAAAATGTATACAATATGATTAGGGCGCCAAGAATGCCTGAGAGCTTAGCAAGATCAATAGAAAATATGGAGATAATATGAGCGAGTACCAAGAGAGAGCAAAAGAATGTAAGTGTTGCACAAAACACGTACCCCTTCCAACAACACTAAAAAGATATAATAAGATTACTTTATGTCCAACAACATACTATAATGTTATTGAATATAAAAGAATATGGGAGTCGTACGGATCTAGGCCAGCAGGTAATGTTAGAAAACATTTTTCAGAATACGTACAGCAAATAGTAGAGTCTACTATTGACACATCTGAATAATATAGTACAATTAAGCTAAAGTGCCAATAGCTTAGTTGGTTAAAGCCCCGAACTCATAATTCGGTAATCGTAGGTTCAAGTCCTACTTGGCACACATGAAACGGGAGGAAAAAATGAACGACAATTATTTCTTAGACTTAGGTCTAAACAAGATAGGCCTTAACATATATGTATATAAAAACTTTTTATCCATAGATGAGATTGAAAGCTTGACAGTTCTATTTGATGAGGTAAAGCAAAACTCATTATTTGATCCAGGTTTGGTCGGCACACCTTTTGAAAATAAGGTCTCTGTCCCACTCAAAGAGATGGAGCCAGTTTTGGATAAGGCAAAATCTTTGTTCGGGTCTACATTTTCACTTCATCCAAACACGTCGGTAAATGTTATGCGTGAAGGTGATGAATGGGGACAGCACTCAGACAATCATGATTTTATTGAAAAAAGAAATTTAAGTTTATTGTTAAAAGACGGAGAGCCATACGAAGTAGTTCAAGACACCAAATACGGTATAGTAGTTTATTTTAATGAAGTAGAAGAGGGTGGAGAGCTTTATTATTCTAATCAGGATATAACTTATTCTCCAAGCCCAGGGGACTTAATTGTTCACAGTGCAGAAGAAGATTGTATGCATGGGGTAAATACAATTATCCGTGGACACAGGTATTCCTATTCAAATTTCCTTTCTACTGATCTTAAAATACCATCTAATTAATAAAGCCTTCGTAGCTCAGGGGATAGAGCAACTGCCTTCTAAGCAGTAGGTCGCAGGTTCAATTCCTGCCGACGGCACAGCATGTTTTTTTAATGCTATAAATGCTATAATGATAAAAATAGATATACTAAAAGGAGAATAAAATGGCAGCAGTACAGGGATCAGCAGCAAGACTAGTAGAGGTAGCGCTAGCAGAAGTTGGAACTATTGAAGGACCAAAAGATAATGAAACAAAGTATGGTAAGTTTACAAAGTCAAACTTTCAACCATGGTGTGGATCATTTGTTATGTGGTGTGCAGATCAAGCAGGAGTAAAAGTTCCTAATACAGTATATACACCAGCAGGAGCACAAGCATTTATTAAGGCAGGAACATGGCAGATGGCGGAAGTAGCAACACCAGAAGTCGGAGATATTGCTTATTTTGATTTCCCATCAGACGGAGTAGACAGAATTTCTCACGTAGGAATTGTTGTTGGTGTTAATACAGATGGCACAGTAGATGTTGTAGAAGGAAATACATCTTCAGATAAGAAAGGCGATCAGAGAAATGGCGGAGAATGCTGTCTTAAGAATCGTGCATACAAGAAGAAGAATGGATCAAAGCTTCGTAGAAGCCAGATTGTAGGCATTGTAGGATTTGGACGACCAAAATTTGGACAAGCAGTTAAGCCGAAGGTAGACAAGCCAGTGGTTAAGAAGGCTGCAGCAAAGCCAACAACAGTAAAAAAGAAGTAATAAAATTAAAAAGAATACTTCTGTCAACGGGCTATGCTTTGATGATATCTTGCTTTTGCCCAATGACTCTTCACCGTTGCTAAGTAGATCCCATATAGATCTAACTACCAAAATAGGTAATCCCAACAACCCAGAGGCAATTATAGAGTTTGAATCTCCAATAATTTCTGCTCCGATGGAATCAATTTCTTCAAGAGAAATGTTTTCTATTTTGGTAACTTCTGGGTGTATAGTGACAACGGTTAGAACTGACTCAATAGATTCAAAAATTCAAAAGTCTTTAGAAGTTAATCCAAAAAGAGTTGCTGTTACCATAAAAGTAAAAGATGTTTATAATGATGAGGCCATTAATAAAATTATAAAAAGTAATATAAAAATAATATTACTGGATGTAGCTAATGGCCACTTAAAGTTAGTTGCTGATGCAATATCTCATCTAAGAGAAATTGTTCCTAGATCAATGCATATTATGTGCGGGAACGTATCTTCATATGGGGCATACAAAATGCTTATGGATGCTGGATGTGATTCAGTTAGAGTTGGAATTGGAGGAGGTGCAGCATGCACTACTCGAATAATGACTGGCTTTGGAGCACCAACACTTTCTTCTATAATGAACATTTATGAAATGGTAAAAGATGACGAAGTTAACGGTATAATTGCAGACGGTGGCATTAAGACATCTGGAGACATTGTAAAGGCTTTAGGAGCTGGAGCAAGCGCCGTAATGCTTGGGTATATGTTGGCAGGTCACGACGAATGTACTTCAGAAAACGGAGAGTATTCATTAATAGGACTTGGATCGAAAGAGTTTGCTGCAAGAGAAGAAGGAATATCTAATGTTAAAAACCCTATATTTAATTTTGAAGGAGTTGCTGGAAAGATAGAGTCTAGGGGACCAGCATTTGAAGGACTATGGAATATACTAAACAATACCAAAAGTGCATTTACTTATTCTGGCGCAGGTAATATTAAAGAACTTCAAAATAATTTGCAGTATATAGAAGTCTCGCCACAATCTATAAAAGAATCGGGAAGTAGGATATAATGTTTGAATACTATGTTAAAAAAGTAAATAAGGTAGTTGATGGAGACACTATAGATGTTGAAATTGACCTAGGCTTTGATATATCTTTTAGTTCTAGAGTAAGGCTTGCTGGGATAGATACCCCAGAAAGCAGAACAACAGATAAAGCGGAGAAGGCCCTAGGCCTTGAAGCCAAGGCTTACGTAAAAAACCAGATTGATTCTGCAAAAACAGTTGTGATCAAAACTGAAAAGATGGACAGTTCTGAAAAGTATGGAAGAATTTTAGGATGGGTATTTTTAGATAACTCATCTGTGTCATTAAATCAAAAGATGATTGATGACGGATATGCTTGGGGATACCTTGGCGATACAAAAGTAAAGGATTTTGAAGCACTTGCTAAAGCAAGATCAAAGTCTAAAAAATAACTTGCAGTTTTAGTCACCTAAATGCTATAATGTATTAGTACCTGCCAAATGGGGGTACTAATTTAACTCGCTTAAAAGGAGCATAAAATGGTAACACAATTTGCAATGGATCTTTTCAAGGATCCATTTTTTATTGGTTTCAACCGAGAGTTGGAACGATTTAACAGTCTAAGTAAGGTAAACAATACAGCTTTTCCGCCGTATGACTTATTGAAGTTAGATGAGGATAACTATCAACTGTCTTTGGCAGTTGCTGGATTCACAAGAGATGATCTAACTGTATCTATTGAAGATGGAAGTCTTTGGATTACAGGTGAAATCAAAGAGGTAATTGACGCAGAGGTTGTTCATAAAGGAATAGCTGCACGTAAGTTTACAAGAATCTTTGAGCTTAGTGAATACATGGAAGTATCCAATGTCGAGCTAAAAGATGGAATGCTACACATTAATGTAGTAAGAAACATCCCAAAGGAAAAGCAACCAAAAGTCCTAAAAATTAAATAACATTCTGTACGTCGGTGGACATCGGGATATGTAGGAAGCGTACAGTATGCACCTGAGCATGTGTTTAAAAGGCTCACTAACTAAGGAGAATTATGATTATTCAGATTATGGGGCTACCAGGCTCGGGCAAGACAGAGCTTGCAAAAGCATTAAAAGAACGCATTAACGCTATACATCTTAACGCCGATGAAGTAAGAGCAACAGTTAACTCAGACCTTGCGTTTACCATAGAGGACAGAATAGAGCACTCAAGACGAATGGGAGAAATGGCAAGATTAATTTCTAATCAGGGTGTTGCCCCAGTTGTAGTTGATTTTGTTTGTCCTACAAAAAGCACAAGAGATGCTTTTGGCAAACCAGACATTTTAATTTTTATGGATACAATTCAAGAAGGTAGATTTGAAGATACCAATAAAATGTTTGATCCACCAAAGGAAACAGAGTCAGATATGGTTTTTACAGATCACCTCTTTAATGCAAATCAAAAAGCTGAATTAATAGCTAAACATTTTCATTTACACGATTGGTCAGCACCAACCACACTAATGCTTGGAAGATATCAGCCATGGCATGAAGGGCACCATGCTCTTTATCAAGAGGCTGGCAAAAGAACAAACCAAGTTCTTCTTGGAGTCAGAAATACATATAACACAGATGATAAGAATCCGCTTAAGTTTGATGAAGTAAAAGAATATATTGCAAAAGATGAATTTATGGCTGGCGCCTTGGTTTTGAGACTACCTAATATTACTAACATAGTTTATGGCAGAGATGTAGGATATAAGATTGAGCAAGTCTCGTTAGGAGCAGAAATTGAAGCTATCAGTGCTACGCAAAAACGTGAAGAAATGGGTCTCTAAAATTTGGGACTTTGTAACAAAAGATAATAATATTGAGTGGCCATCATGAATGTAAGTAAACAAAGATCAGCATTAAAGGCTGTTACTTGGCGTATCATTGGCACAGCAGATACCTTTGTTATATCTTGGGTTATAACTAAAGAGCCTGTTACAGCAGGAGCAATAGCAAGCTTTGAGGTATTTACAAAAACTATACTTTATTATTTTCATGAACGTGGGTGGAATAAAGTTAAGTGGGGTAGAAAGTAATGCCAATATATGAATACAAATGCTCGTATGACGATGCACATCCGATAATGTCAATAAACAGATCTATTACAGATGCAGATCCAGGATATGCCTGTGTTGAATGTGAGTCCAGCATGACGAGACATTTCACGCCGTTTGGAATTCAATTTAAGGGCAATGGGTTTTATAAAACCGATAATAGGTAATTAAAATAGTTTGTTGTTTATTGCAAAGCACGGCACAGTGTATTTGTCGTCATTAAATATTTGAGTAACTTCATGCTCATATTCTTCTGAGCCAGGGTGACAAAGCAAAGAATTCTGTTTTGGTTTCATTCTTATATTTTTATTAGGGTAGCAAACCTCACCGCCGTCGTAACTATCATTAATATAATAGTTTAAACCTAAAAATATTGCAGTGGTGTTAGAGTCTACGCCACCAGATTCATTAATAAATCCATAATCATCAGAATGTCTTCCGAATGATAGTTCGCTGTTGTTGTCAGATTCATTATATTTTTTAAATTTGGTGATAGACATTCTTTTACCAATGCTATGAATGTCGTTGTTACAAAGGTCTTCTAATTTAAAGGTAAGTTCTTCCCAGGCTAAACGATACGATTCTTTTAATTCCAGGCCGTACATATTAAAGGCCCCTCTATTTAAAAAGAAATCTTCCTTATATTCAAATTTATTATCATATTCCTTACACATATCTAAAAAAGAATTAAATGAGGCGTCAGATAGAAAATTGTCTATATAAAATATTTGATCGTCTAGATATATTTTTTCCATATACCTATTGTATCATGCTATAATAGAGGTATGTCAAATGAAAAAAAGGTATTAATAGTTGGTGGGACTTCCTGCATAGCAAAAGAAATAATAGAGGCCCTAGAGTCTAATCAATATAAGATAAATTTAATGACCTTTAGACAGCAATGGAAAATTTATGGTGATTATACTTGGGCTTATTGTGATCTTGAAGAAGTAGATAGCGTAAATAATCTAATAGATTTAATAAAAAAAGATAAATATTCAAAGATGATTTTTTTACCAGGCAATTCTTTAGGTCCAGTAGTTGGTGAGCATTCCTATGAACAACTTGAGGCATTTTATAATGCGTTTGTTTTTAGGTATAATTTTTTAATTAAAGAAGCCTCTAAGTGTTTAACAGAAGACGGACAAATTATTTCTATATCTTCTATAGCTGCTAATATAGCAATTAATGACGCACACTATTCTGCAGTAAAGGCTGGCGTTCAGGCATTTGTAAAATCCCTATCGCTTAAGCTAAGGCCAAACCAATCTGCTTTTTCAATATCTCCAGGGTTAATATATAACTCTACTACATTTAATAAACAAAAATATATTGGTGACATATCTGAGTTAGCAACTAAAGATCAGATAGCTAAAATCATAGCTAACGCTGACAAAAGTTATAATGGTAAAGTCATAGAGATTGGTTACTAGTTTAAACTAACATTCTGCTATAATTACTAAGTAAGCAAAAATATTGCATTACTTAGGAGATCCTAATTGACTAGAAAGTTAAGAATATTTACAGCCTTCCTGCTCTCAGTAGGTTGGCTTTTTGCTGGTCCCTCCCAAGCTAATGCTGCAGACACACTAATAAACGGATCCTTCTCGTCAACTGGTGGTGGATGGTCTGGGGCAAATATCACTGGCTCAGCAAACAATAATGCCTCCTGCGACAATGGTGGCCCAAGTATGGGCGCTTGGGATGACGATGCACTTGCTATGTCGTATGTTAACACGCCAGTTACTCAAGTAGTAACAATATCTCAACCATCTGCAGTTGTTTTTACAGTAAATGCTCGGAATAGATCAGATGTTCCTGGAGCCCAGTCTACAATAAGGATTCAAGATTCTAATCAAAATATTTCAACGGCAGGAAACTACTCAGTTGATGGTGTCAGTAAAACACTTACCGTTACTACCACCTCTGCAAATGAAAATGTAACAATAACAATAAGCGGAACAGACGGATTAGGCTGGGCTGGATGCTACGGAACTATATTTACTAATGCCTCTTTATCTGTGACACCAACAGTTGTTAAAACTATTGGAGCCCCAAGAAATTTAACCATATCTAGCA